TATCATATGAACCTGCTGCTTTATCCCCTTCAATAACATCATCTTTAGAACCTGCTCTATTTACTTGAGAAACACTCCAGATAGGTATGTTTAATTCTCTAGCTAATCCCTTGGTGCTAGTATAAATATCATCAATCTCAAATTTTCTATCTGAGGATTTACGTTTTGATGAAAGTAAATCAACATAATCTATAATTATTAGGTCTGGTGTGATTCCTAATGTCTTAACCTTTGCTATGTGTGCCTCGACCGTGTTGATTGTGGCGCGTCCTGTTGCGAATTCCTTTATAATCAATTCTCCCTTTAAACTCTCAACAGTCTCTTCAACTTTATCTCTATGTTCTAGTACTTTGTTGACTGCTATGTTGGTGAAAAACGCATCATATCTTCTTCCGACATAATCCTCACCTAACTCTAATGTGTAGTGTAATACGTTATATCCCATTTTAATTGCATGGCCTCCTAACGCTACTAATGACCATGATTTTCCACCTCCGGGATTACCGAATATTAATCCAAAATCTCCATTTCCTAATCCACCTTGCAACATATCATTTATAGTTGGCCATGGTGTTGGAATAGTTACTCTATTGTCTTCTCTATATCTAGATTCAACATCTTTATTATATTCATGACCTACATTTTTATCTTGTCCTGCTTTCATAGCATTCTCAACCATCAATTTTATAGAATCGTAATCTCCGGCTTGGAGTAAGTCTACAGAAGCTAGTAATGCTTTCTTGAGTTGTTGGTTCTTACAGAATGTTGAAAATTCTTCAATTATGTATTCAGAATCGTCTGAGGTTGCTTTGTATGCTTCCCTTAATTTCTCCTTAATTGATAATTGCAATACGTCATTATCTATTTTTTGAAGTTCTACCTTTAAAACATCCATACTTGGGACTGTATGGTATTTGGTATAGTAAGTAAGTATCTCTTTTATAATCCATTGATGTGCTTGATTCCCAAATAATGACTCGTCTAAGATATCATTTATGTTTATGAGGAAATCTTTATGGGTTAGTAAAGCCGATATTACTTTTGTTTGAAAATGGGGACCATATTGGTCAACTGATTGTAGAGTCAAATTGATTTATTTTAATTGTTGTAAAACTTTATATCTTGGAATAACTCCAAATATAACCATATATACTTTTCCGCTTACCACTACATACTTCTGTGATGGCGGCTCCGGTTTTTTTATTTAGGAATCCGGCGGCCTGTGCCACGGATGGGAATGATCTGATGTAATCAAAATTTTTATTATATTGATAAACGGTTTTCCGTCTATGTGTATTTCCTTTTTTAGCATAACTTATTTTATTTTTTGTTTCTTCAGTATGTTTATACCCACCATTCTCAACCCTCCCAATTTTGGTCTTACTTCCTCTCTCTTCCCTCTCTTCTAAACTTATATTCATCCAATAATTTTTTAAAGAGTTGGATTTGAGTTTTCTAGTTTTTATACTTTGTTTTTTACCTTTTAGAGCTTGACTAATTTTAATTTTCCCCTCTTCAGTTTGACCCGAATTACCAAAGGCTTTATTTGTTTTGTTGAGAAATTGTGGGTTGGATTTAACATTATATTTTTCCAACCAATATATTTCCCTTTCAACCATATGACCCACATCAGAACAATATTCTAATATTTCTCTCTTCAAGTTTATTACACCCTCACTTTTTATTATTTTTTTTATATTAACCCCACTCCCAAAATATCTAGGATTATTATTTTTATCCTTCCCTATATATTTTTTATTGGTTGTTGTATGAGTAGTGATGTAAATTACCATATTTTAATTATAAATATTAATGATTGACTTAAGGGTCATATTATATTAATTTTTCAAAGCGTTCTTTTAACCAAACATCAACATTCCTAATTAAATTTCCTAAATTGTCTGTATTGTACATTTTTAAGAATATTTTGGGTAAGAATTCTGGTGTTGGTTCTGTCATAAATTTATCTAAGAATTTTTCATCGTTTTCATCAATCATAGGTTTACTTAGATCCATAACCTTGTATTTCTTTTTCAACCCGTGAGGATCACTTAATAACCTAGCATATAGTATGTGTTCTCCTAACTTACTTTCTGCTAATTTTAACAACCCATCTAAACCTAACTTCTTACCCCTCAATTCTGGGAAGAATTTGTATAGTTTTTTAGGACCTAATCCTTTTAACCCCTCAATCTTGTCAGACCCGTCACCCATTAATAGTTTAAATAATATAAAATTTTCAACTGAGCATCCGAAAGAATCTAATATAGTTGATGGTGTATAGTATTTTTTCTCTATGGGTCTATATACAATTAAATTTTCTTGAACTAGTTGTAAATAATCCTTATCACTAGATATAATGAATATTTTATTTGTTGGGTCCTTAGCTAATTCAACACCCATATAGGCTATAACATCATCGGCTTCAACTTTATCTATCTGAACGGTCTTTACAGGTAACGTCTTTAAGTACTGAGCTATTCTTTGGATCTGATCTATTTGGGAGTCATTTTCATCTTCTACAGAATCGAATGCCTCCCAATTAGTTATTCTTGATTGTCTTCTTCCGGACTTATATTCGGGGATAATATTTTTCCTACTCTCAGAACCTCCAATCCCATCAAAAACAACATACACTTCATCAGCTTCTATGTTTTTAATTAGAGCTCCCAGAGATCTAAAAAACCCTCCTAATCCACCTACATGAGCTCCATTACTATTTAGAGCCCCAATAACTGCAAAGTTTCTAAAGAATAGATTTAAGGCATCTATCATTATTATCCGTTTCCCTTGAGGAGTACTATCCCCATCCTCTTGAACTTGATTCAAGAGTTTCATTAAATCCTTGTTTTCCATAATCTATTCTGGTTCTTGTATAAATGTTGAGGCTGCTGATTCGTCCTCGTTCTCCTCTATAATAACAAAATCTCCACCACCTAATATTTCGGCCCACTCTTTAGTATGAGAATCTTTATAATTCTTAAGATCCTTATCACTATCGTTTATAAAACCGTGTGGTGTAGTTACAATCTTACCTCGAGTCTGGACTCCATTAATGTGGTTCTTATCTATCTGAACATTAGATCGTTTAGCAAATTCTACCTGCTTTCCGTCCTTAATTGCTTTGATTTTCGAAGTTCCTGAGTCTGCTATATTTCCGAATGTTACTACGAATGTAGCATCAAACCACATAGCAAATCCTCCCTTATTCATCATTTTAGGCTGTCCCATAGGCACTACTGCTTTCGCAGCCCATACTTTATTGGTACAAACTAATGAATTTGTGTAAGGTGATGACTCCTTGCGAGACAATGTTATGCGTTGATTTACGCTGTTACCGAATTGAGTTGACATGGCACCTGCGTTCCATTCATTATTGTTTTTATTAGATTTGATAGACATTTCACACGGAATAGATCCAATTGAATCCCATAAAAACATCAAATCATAAGGTAAATTACCTTTTTTCTGCTCATCGATCATATCTAATATGAACCCTGCTACATCCTCAATTGAATGGAGTGTTTCTCTATCAACATAAAGAAAATTACCTTTATAATCGATTATTTCACCCGTTTCTTCATCAGCTACTTCCTCAACTTTTAGACCCATCATTCTAGCATGTTCCCAACTCCATTTCATCTCAGTAATAATAAATACTGGGAGTATTTTTCGTTTTTGACATGCAACTGCTGTTTCTAATAAAGCAGTTGTTTTACCTGTGTCGGAATGACCCCTTAGGAGAACTATATGTCCTAAGGGGATTCCTGGTATTGATAATACGTCTGTAAAGGCAGGTGAAAGTGGAACCCATTCTTGGTCTTTAAATTTTACACTCGAAATTAGTCCTTTCTTAGTTTTGAAACTATCTAGACTAAATCCAGATTTCAATTCTGAGGAGACTGCTTCCGATAATGTTTTTTTACTTTTCGCCATACGTCTTTGTTATTTAAAATGGTAAATCATCGTTGTCTTTACCTTCAAATAAAGAGTCGAATTTGTCTACTGGTGCCTTTGTGTCCTTTTTGGATAAGCTGTAATTTGATTTCGCATCAGCATCTACATCTTTATCAAAATCCGAACTTTTTTCAGAAATGATTGCCCCTTCATCTGCTTCAGCTTCTGGGTCGATAAATCTAGCTAGTAACTTCTTAATGTCCTCGTAGCCTTTTTTATACTTACTCTGCATCTCTAAGATGTCGTTTTGATCTTCCAACCAACCCTTAATCTGATCAGCGTCATCACTTAATTTAGATGACTTTCTTTTTGGAGTTGCCGTAGATAATAAAACTTGTCTACCACCAACATCACCATACTTGGCTTCAATTGTGAAATCAATTCCTTCATTGATGTCTGTGAAATCTCCATAGTCTGGATCATCTGCTAAACTCAATAGGGATTGGTAGATGTTTTTTCCGAATTCCCATAATCGAACTCCTTTGTCTTCTTCTCCTCTAACAATTACTTGAGCAAAAATCCTGGTTTTAGGATCAATTTTCTTAGCTAATTTCCAGTTATCACTGTCATTAGTTTCTCTCAACTTCTTAGCGAATTCAACAATTGGATCTGCTTCTCCCCAGTTACTCAAAGCGTAAATAGCGAACTTATCAAACCCATAATGGAGTTGTACCTCCTTAAACGGCCATTCAGTATTAAACTTTGATGGGATGATTCTTACTTGGGTCTTGCCTTCCTGTTTAGGCTTCCAATAAATCTTTGTGTAGTCAATCTTCTCTCCCTTACCTTTGGTAGAGTTGGACTGTAGTGAGCCTAACTTACTCTTAATCATGTTTAAATCCATAATACAACATTTATTTTTATTTATAACTAAATTTAACGAACTCTTCCCGAGAGGCCAAACTTTTCTTTTACTTCTCTAAATTTACTATCCTAAATATTTTAGTATTTAGTTGCTTGATCTCATTATGTTGAGTCAATAATATACAATTTCTATAATGCTGCCAATCGATTGGGAATTTAGTGTCTACCACCCCCCCATTTAATGACTTTATAAGCTCATTTAAGGCGTTTATAGTATATAATGTATTAGTTTCTTTCTTTCTATGTACTAGTATAGTGTTTTCTGGAATTGTACTTACGTTTCCTTGGTCAACATTATAAGTAATAACATATTCGTTGTTGCTTTTTATATATAATGCGAAAATCTTATTATATAATATATCGTACTTCTCTTGAATACTTTCAATTAAAGAATCCATCTCATCGAGAGTCGTAAAAGTGCAAAATAATCTATTGTTCATGGAAGTTGTATCAAATGTCGACTCAAAGTCGTACTGGTGATACATATATGGTGATTCTGGGGTAGATATATTCATAATACTTTAAAAATTATATGTGTTGCCTTTTTGGGCTTTAATATTTAAATTGTGACTACTGAAAATATCTTTTATCTTCAATAAAACTTCCTTTTCATTTATATCTACATCAAGGAGAAACGAATCATAAACGTATAATACTAATTTTGTTTTCTTACCTCTTAAGAGCTTTAATATTTTCCATAATATAATAACATTATTTGAGGTCTCCAAGTTTTGAAGGAAATAATTTAATAACTTTTGAGGATTCATATCCTCCAAATCATCTTTCCGAAATCTATAGTTAGATATAGGGCAAATTATTTCCCCCTCGCTATTATATGTTTCCCAAAGCTCAGATGTGAATGTCTTTACCTTAGAGAAGAATTCTAAATGCTCATATTGTTTAAACACACCACCATACATTTGCTTAAATGTTAACTCCTTAGCTTTCTTATAATCCACGCCGTACATATCAGCAAAGGATTGATGGATATCTTCATCATCAAATTTATAACCAATAACCCTAGCCAAAAGAGTAGGATGGTAAGCGCTAATATCCAAATCAATAAAGAGATCGTTCCTAGGTATAAAGCATTTTCTATCTCCATTTTCCTTGTTTAAAGCCGCAAAATTAATCCCTTGAAAGGAATTTGATGGGCGTGTTGTTAGTGTATTTAGATTGTATCTTGTGTAGATGAAATCCTTGGATGGGTTGTCAAAATGTTGACTAAATATTTTATTATCTATCTTTAACCCATTTCGCTCTATCATATTAAATACTAGAGGTACCTTATCATTATAGAATGGATTTACTTTAGATGGAAATTCCTGACTCTCGTATAGATCTTTACAATACTCATAATGTTTGGTTATGGGAATTATTCTATTTATGCCACCCATGTCTGGGTAGAGTTGGGAAAAATGTTTGTATATTTGAGGTTCTTTCGGGAGTTCTACTTGAGGGTATGTTTCGGATTGGTAACACATTTTATGGAAGTAGTAATGTAGGAAATTTTTTTTGTCCCTAACATATAGGGTTTCGATTCCATCGAGTAGTTCCGTTACTAAGCTATTTTCAACGGTAAACGCCTCGCTATGGTTAATAGTTACCATATACCCCTTATCTCCATTTAGTGGTTTTATATACACTAAAGAGATGTTATTTAAGACAGGGTGAACAGTATTAGAGAATGGTATAACTTCGACAAACGCTTTCTTATAACCTTTTCTCTTAAAACTACTTACTTGATCTTTATTTTCTATTAACCAAAACATATGGTTAAAGATATAAATTTTATCTTAAGAAGCCAAATAATATTTTAAGAAGTTATCCCTAAACCATTGACTAAACCCGTACCATTTATTTTGTTTTTCTGCTAGGGCTACTATTTTTTTGTTTACTAGGAATACTTTATCTTGATCTCCAGTTAGAGTCCAAATTATTGAGTATGAGGAGTATAAATCCCAGGCTATATCCGGTTGTCTAGAATTAAGTTGGTCATGAGTTTCTTTATTTATCTCCATATATTTTAACTCATTATTCTTTTTAGCAAAGTATCTAACAAATCTACCAGATTCATAGTCTTTGGATGATGGTTGGGGTTGGTTTGGGGGAGGTAAATTTCGATTGGATATTTTATTTGGAATTTGATATTGTAGGTTTGACTCTGTAATATTTGGGTAGGATTCATAAGGGACGTTTAAAATTACTATTTCTTTTTCAGGGAATGTGCCATCAATACCTATTTCTTCTATTGTGAAAGGGGATTGAGTTGTAAGTAGATTATTAGGACCATCTTCGGGTGTTTTTCCAGTATACTTATTCCCATTGGAAACTTGGTAGTAGTGTCCTTTATATATTTCTTGGGTTGAAGATATTACAAATTCACCCCCATTAGTATATAGGTTTGTTTCTATTTGAGATTTAGGATAGTAAGCCATTTTATGTTGGGTTTACATTAGCGTGTATATGTGCTGGGAGGTGCCATAAAATACCACCAAACCCAGCTGCTTCTAAGGCGTCTATAACTAAATTATCTTTATCTACGGTTGATGATCTAAGATCTATTGCTAACCCTCTCGTATGAGTTGTTTTATAACTAATATTATACGTACTACTTGAGTTAATAGTTTTTCCTTGATGGTGGGCATCATTACCTGCAGTTATTGTAACAGGAATTACTGAGGAGTATTTTGGTTTTAGTAGTTCTCTTTGGAGCTTGACAAGTGAATTGTATAAGTCGGAACTAATATCAGCCCCATTCCCTAATTGCCCCCCTATTGTTCCTCCCTCTTTATCTTTACCGGATTTGATAGTTAATGTTTGAGTTGTTTGGGAGTTGTTCCATTTAACCCATTTTACTACTTTAGAATTAGGATTTGAATTACCTGCTCTAATTACAAAATTATTAAAGCCTGCTCCTAATTGAGTACTATATAAACTTAAATATTTTTGTTTAGTTGCAACATCAGGGACTATAATTGGGTTAGTGTTTGTTTTTGGGTTTGGAGTTAATGTTGAATAATTATTTACTTTTCTTCTATTACCACCACCACTAGTACCATCACTAGTACCACCACTCCCTTGTGATGAATATGACACTGTTGATGCATGCTCATCTGTAAGATTTACTAGATGTTCATAACTTGCTTTAGTTTCCATAGATTTAGGGATTACAACAGTTTCAATTTTAGTCTCCCAATCATCATTATTTAAAGTATGAGATACCCCCTTAACAATGAAACGAAGGGATTCTGGGTAGTTTTTAGGGAGGAAGCTGGTGTTTATTGATATCCTGTTATATATTTTTATACCGGATATTCCATCTAGGGTTATTCCTAAGTTGAAAGGTATGAAACCATTTGTTGAAGGGGAAAATTTATTGTTTGCTTCATAAGCTTTAGCATTTAAATATTTGTAATATTCAGTAACTACGGATACATTACTATCTATAACATCATCTAGGAGTTCAGGTATTACTTGCGCCTGCATTCCCTCATGATCCGTAGTATATGTATAACCTAATATTAAATGGGGGGCGGTTTCTAGATAATTTGTAATATAATTTGTTTTAGCTTCATCAGGATCTTCTACGTCTGCTACTCCTCCCTCGGGGGGTGATATTTCTACTTTAAAACGGTCTACGTAACCCTCACTCCATTTTGAAAAAGCAGTAGCCTCTGTTCCTTTAACGTACCCTCCGGCTGTAGCACCAATAGTAATCATACTAGCATATTCGGGTGTTATTGCGGTTTTTAGATCTATGTTTCTAACAAAGTTTGAAGATTTATATTGAGGGTTATACCCAAATACCTCTAAACCATACCCATCACCAGAGTCATCTACTGAAATTGAACTATCTATTATTTTAATAGTATTTGTATCTTCATCTATTACAGGTTCTAAGTTATTAATACCTCCTAAGGCCTTATTCAATTCAATACATATTGAAGATAAAAATGGTAAAATTGCTAGGTTACCATCTTCATCTAAATTACTGTCTATTGCTTGTTGAATAGCACTATGATTTACAAATATATTCATTGGGAAGGCCTGGCCCGATGTTAGGTTTTTCCAAGCTGGTAATTGAGGGTATATGTTTTGTTTTAAAACAGTGCCACGTACTATGCATACTCTAGGGTCTAGTGAAATTTGGTTTGGGTATGTTAACATTCTACTACTCCAAGCATCAGTATCAATATTAATGATTTTAGTATTGTTAGGTTGTGTTATTGGGATTATACTTTGTTTGATGAAATTGAGGAGATGACCTAATCTCATATAAAACCCTTTATCACTTACAGAAGAATCACCCCCCCCATCATGATTTAAATAACACACATTCTTTGTAATATCCGATGTAGGTACTCTCAACCCACTTATAACAACTGTCCCTTTTACTATTATCCACTCCCTAAGAGGACCGTAATCAAGACTTGATGTGATTTTAATCCCAGCTTGGTCTTTATAAGCCAGTTCTAATTGTTTTAATTTTTCATTAAATTTATAACCTTTTTGAGTAGAATCCCCTCCAAAGTTTTGAAATTCATCATTAACTTCAAATGATGGGTCCTTGTCTGAGGTTATGAAGGTACCGATTTTTTTATATGAGGTTCCATTTATATTACTGTAAGAGATATCTGTAGGTTTTAAATAATCAACCCCATTATCTTTCATTACTTTAAGATTTAAATTCTGTAAAAGTAAATAAGCAGATATCATATTATTTACTAGGGTTGGGGAGGAGTCGTCATCACCCGTGATAGATATCTCTTTAAATAAGTTGACCAGTTTAGGGGGTGGGGGGGTGTTTATCTTTAAAGATTCTATGATATCCCCATGACTTATAAGAGTTAAATCTATACTATAACTCCCATCAGGATTAAAATTCCATGAAAAGTTTGATATCTTCCCAAACATCCCATCATAATTTCCTTGATATTTATTTCTATAGTACTTTATCTTTCGTGAGACTGCTGGAGGGGTTAGTTTTGGGAAATCGTTGGAAAACCAACCTGTTTTACTTTCTATTAAGGATGAATATTGAGGGCTTAATTCGTTTTTATTATTAAGGTATAAACTATTACCCCACTCCAACATTACACTGTATCCTAATCTTAAATAAAGAGCATCGATTATATCAAATTGTGCTTTATTATGAGCTTTTAATTTAACCGTGGCTCTTTTTATTGAACCTCTATTTAAAAACTTGACGTCTACACTTTCAATTCCGGGCATAGGAACTAATCCAAATTCTAGATCTGAGTTTGAGTTTGAGGCGTTAACGTTATATGTTCCTGTATAGTAATCATAAATATCATTACGAACTTGTCCATCAGGACTCACTCCTCTAAAGTTTGAATCATAGGCATACTGACTTCCATTATAACCAACTCTTTTAACCCCACCTTGAAGAACGAATTCTCTAGCAAGAGCATCCCCAACAAATTTCTTATCAAAACCATTAGCAATTGATCTTGATGGTGATATCTTTACCCCGGATGCTAGTTTGACCCAGGATGTTTTAGAATTTAGGTATGAAATTTGGTCTGGGGTGCGAGAAACATTGTCTGTCCCTGAGCCTTGAGCTCTTTGACGGACGTTGATTTGATCTGCTACAAATTTGTCAAAAGGTTCCCCTATTATATTTGCCATAACTTTT